CGATACTGAGATTGTATTGTTTCGTTAAAATTTTCATCAATAGAAAAATTAATCAGAAAATCTAGTTCATTTAAATACTTGTTGACATACTTATTGATAATCGGAACATACTGGCGAATAATTTTCGTTTTAATGCCCGTATCTTTCAACAACTCATGTGCATATTCATAAAGTTGTTTGGTTTCACTCAATTCAGAATAATCTTCCAAACTTTCTTCTAATGACTTCTTCAATTCTTTTAATTCATTTTCTACTGTATTATCAAGTTTTTTCTTGTTTCTCAGAGAATTGATTTCATTCTGAGCCCTTTCGATATTATCACCAAAAGAATCTATCTTGGACTGAGATGCTACAATTTGATTATTTTTTTCAATTATATTTCTTCCTATTTCCCCATACTTTTTCAATTTCTCTTCTAAAACATCAATCTTTGTTTGAATCTTATCCAAACCATCTTTCTTCTCATCGATTTTTTTAGATATATCGATAATCCGTTCTTTTTTAAACAAATCATCAATGTCTTGTTTACATTGCGAACACGTTGAATTTTTTTCGTAGAAATTTAATTCTTTCTCTTCTCGTTGTAACTTATATTCAATTTGACTTTGAACTTTTTCGTATTCAGATGATTTTTTCTTAGCGGAATCTTCATCTAATAATTTATTTCCAAGAGTTCCTAATTCAGATTGAAGTGCGGCCATCGTATCTGAAACAGAACTTCTATTTGACTTAAAATGTTCTATTTCTTTTTCTTTTTGAGATATAATAGAATCACTATCCTCTTTTAATCTTTTAATATAATCTTCTTGAATTTCAATCTTCTGTTTATACAACCCCTTATCTATATCCAGAGTTCCCATATCATTCTTCAAATCTAAATTTTTTGATTTCAAAATAGAATTCATTGAAGAAAAAATTTGAATATCTAAAAGGTCTTCTACTATTGCACGGCGGTCTGATTGTTTCAATTGCATGAATGGTTCAAAAGAAGAATTTCCCAAAAGAACTATTTGAGTAAATGACTTATAGTTCAATTTAAGAATTACTTTTTCTAGATATTCTTGATAATCCCGAACATTAGCTGTTTGGTCAAACATCTTCCCATCTAAAATAATTTCAAACAGATTTGGTTTTGCACCCCTTCTAATCGTATAATTTTTCTTTCCAATAGAAAAATCTATTTCAACCAACAACTCTCTCTCATTAATCGTATTGACTAATTGTGGTTTATTGATACTCCGAAAGGCCTTTCCAAACAACCCAAATGTCAATGCATCTAAAATTGTTGATTTTCCAGAACCATTTTCTCCAATTATTAAAGTTGTAGGTGACTTGTCAAAAAAGACAACTGTAGGTGTATCTCCTGTAGAAAGAAAATTCTTCCAAGAGATTTTTTTAAATATAATCATTCAGTTTCATTAAGAAGTTGTGGTTTTGGTGGGTGTTCAAATTGATATTCTATATTTTTCATTCCATCTTTTAATATGATATTAACCATTTTATTGATGGTGATATCTCTTCTATGTGCTTCTTGAGCGACTTTCATAAAATCTTCATCCCTCAACTCTAGGTCAATCGCTGTCCATGGCTCTTCATCTTTTCCTACCATCTGTTCCTTTCTTTTTTTAATTTCATTGGGTAAATATTCATTGTAATAATAATCTTCTGTTGACCCCATTGTGTTCCTTTCTTTACGAGTTCATACTGTCTCCATTGTCAATGCCTCATTATAAAGGTCTTGCATTAATTTATTCAATTTGTCTTTATTTGATATTTGCAATCCATCCACACAATTCTTAATAACACTCATAGTATCTTCCACATCCCCGATACTTTCTATATCATCTCCCAAATCTTCTATATCAAATAAATTGTCAATGATTGATATATTCCCAACTTCATTTTTGATTAACCCATCCATCAGTGTTTCAAACATATACTGATTTACTTTGTTTTTGATTATTATTTTCACATAACAATTTTTATATTTCTCCAAATCACTCTCTGGTTTCTTTCCATCGGAATCATCATAATAAATTTTATGAAACATGGAATGGGGGTTTGAAATAAATTCCACTTCCAATGTTTCCGTATCAAAAATATGAAACCCCCTTTGATCATTATAATCTGCCCATGTAATTTCATATGGATTTCCAAGATAATGTATATTACCATTAATAGAACGATGATGAAAATGACCACTGTATACTTTATGAAATGTTTTGAACATAGATGATGGATGGCCATCCACACTCATAAACCCCTTGGTGTGTTCGACACCTTCCACATGTAAATGACCAAACGCAACTGGAGCACGTGTCTTGTCAATTACATTCATTGTTTGCTCGTAGTTCTCATCACATATCCAAGGTAAAAATACTACTTTATTTTTCCCATCTAATGATATTTCTGTCGGTTCATTATATACTGTAACATGAGACATCCCCCCTGTCAATTCTGACATAGAATTAACTGCGAGAGTATTTTTATAATAAATGTCGTGATTTCCTACAATGATATGGACATTCTTATCCTTCAGGGGGTCAAAGAAAATATCTTTCATTGTATTTAATGTTTTAAAATTGATAAACTTTCGTCTATCAACCACATCACCCAAATGAATAATGGTATCGATATTTCTCTCTTCTAACGTAGGAAAGAATATATTCTCATAAAATTGACGGAAAAAGTCTGAAAAAATGAGACTGTCATTTCTTGCGCCGAAATGTGTATCAGCAATCAATGCTATTTTCATTTTGTTATTTCATGCAGAAGCAGTTAAAAGATAAAAGTGTAACGAAGACAATTTCGCTAATTTGGCCTCATCTGCTTTCGCTTTTTTCTTTTTTCTTTTTTTCTCTTCAAAGGTGTAAATAAAATCATATATGGTAGCTCGTTTATCCACCGTCAATGGAGAAGCCCCAGTTGTTACTACTTCCGAACTTTCCTTATTGACTGCACTCATATCAGAATTGTCTTCCAATGAATCAAATTCATTCATGGTTTTATATTTGATATATAATTGTTTTTTCTCTTTTTCAATTCTTCTCAAAAAGGCATAATATATGATCTGAGTAAAATATGCGAATGGATTGCTTGATTTTTCAAAATTAAAATTACTTGCATACATTACGCAATTTTCTATTCCATCACTGACCATTTCTTCTCGAAATGCATAATTTATAAAATTTGGTCTATGAGATAAACGTTCTGCTATTTTGAGAAAACATTCTCCTGCATAGTCTGGTATTAATGGTAATTCAGTTTCATCGTCTTTGGCTTGTAAATATAATTCTCGATATTCCTTCATGACCTCCAACAACTTTGCATTATCTACATAATGTTGTTTTTTCTTGGGCACAGAGTTCCTTTCATATTTGTGTTACATCATAATAATAGTATATAACATTGAAAAACAAATGTCAAGACTAGATTTTTATCTTGACATTTGTTGTGAAGATTGTTATACTAAGACTGTAGTCTTTAAGAGTTATAGTAATTACTAGTTGAACATGATATCTTTCAATGACTCTTCAGAAGTAAATTCTTCCATGTTGTTTACTTCTTCTAGGATATCATTGTAAATATCACTCATCTTCTTAGAGAGGCTTGTTATTGTAACAATATACTTAGCCGATACTGGAACTAGGTTGTCTTCTGTGAAAGGAATCCATTTTGTAAAACGCACACCATCCTCACCTTCCTCATCTAAAATGTGGGATATTTTGATTGGGTGTTTGAAGTGAAATAATCCCCCTTCTGGTTTTTCAAGTATTGTGAGAAGTTCATCACCAGTAGAAAGTTTTACATATTTTAATTGTTGATCCATGATTATCCTTTGATTGGAATGGTGTATATATGATACGGAAATTGTTCCGAACTATAGATTTTCACTCTTTCCATAAAGTGATTCAATGTATAATTTTTCTTTTCTTTGTAAGTCAAATTATCTGCAATATCATAAAGAGAGGCCTGGTTTTTTGTTTCAGACTTTCTCAATCCTCTACCTATCGACTGCAAATTTCTAATACGAGACTTAGAAGGAGAAGCGAAAACAATGTTGTGAAGATTCCTAATATTGATGCCGGTACTGTATACCCCATAAGAAGCGCAAATGACGGCATCTTTTTCAGTTTCAATAATAGCTCTAATTTTTTCTCTTGAATCTGCATCTGTCCCTCCATAGACAAAAAAGACTTTTCTAGAGTCGTTAAGTTGATCTCTTAACATTTCAAAAAGTATATTACCATGTTTTTCTACTAACTGAAATAAAACTAGAGAATTGCCTCTCAAATTCTCAACTAGGTTGCAAATATATTTATTTCTTTCAGTATGACTCACCAAAAAATCTATTTCTTCTTGATAATTCAATTTAGATACTATCATACACGATTCTTTGGAATACTTCAAGACCAAACATCGTATATTGATTTCTGATAGAGTTTTCTTTTTTATGAGTTCTTTGGTTGTTGTAACCTTTTTTACTGGTCCAAATAATCCTGTAAGAATTAATTTGTGAACCTCAACTTCATCCAATGTTCCAGTAGTTCCCACTCGATATGGAGTGTTGTTCAAGTTCTTCATTATTTTGGTAAGTGACTTTGCTTTGTAAAGATGAGCCTCATCTCCTATCACAACCTTAAAATCAGAAAAGAACGGCCGATTTAATTCGTACAATGACTGCCATGTCGAAATCACAATTGGTTTGTTTGTATTTTTTTCCTGTCCTCCAAATATTTTATGGACGGAATTAACGACATTAAAAGACTTATCTGTCTTTGCATACACATCAAAATCTGAATACATCTGACTAACGAGAGACAAAGTTGGAACAATGATCAATGTCTTTTTGGGAAAATAATAACGAATCAAATAATAAATGATAAGAGATTTCCCCGAAGCTGTAGGAGATAATAACAGACAACGTTTATTATCTATTGCATGACGGATCGCCACACTTTGATAATCTCTTAGTTTATATTCACAAGGAAAGGATGTGAGAAAGTTTAGATATTCTTGATTCGTTAATGGTTCATAGGGGTCAGTTGTATTATCCTTAATTTGATATTCTCTATCTTTTGCAAATCTTTTTATTTCTTGTTTTAGTCCAGAATATATTTTTCCCGAATCATAGTTGAAAAGATAGACATACCCATCCCATTTCTTTGCACGAAACATGGGCATAAATTGATAATTTTTAGGCCGGAACCGAAAGTAATGATTGAGTT